ATTATAATCTTTAAGTGCTCTTGGAGTAGCAGTATATCTCAATTGTCTTGATGCATTTTTGGTATTTGTATCTGTATAATAATCAACTTGAACTTTTTTGATTATTCCATCTGTACTGTCTGGAATTGGACCAAACAGATATGCTTTTGCTGTAAAGTTTAAAGTATATACCAATGCTCTTCTTTCTGTATAATTACCTTCATAATTATCTTCCATATTAACTCCCCCTTCTAGAATTATTGGAATATCTTTCTTTTCGCCTATTGATGAAATCAAATTGATTGTTAATGAAAAACTTGGTTGAAATGCAGGAAGAATTTGTTCTACAATTTGAAGCATATCATCATTCAACTTAGTCATAATACTAAGTTGAAATCCAATATTATAAGGAACAGGCATAAAAACTTTAACTTGCTCTGTTCTATCATTAGTTTTTATTGCCTTGAATGTTTGCATAGCAGAAACTTTTCTGCTGCTATCATATTTCAAACTTGTCATCTCAAAAGACATTCGAGGAAGAGTCATCGCAACTCTTTTTTTCAAATCTGGTTTTTGTTCTACTCTTGCTAAAAACTTTTGAATTGGACCATAAGCAATCGGAACTTTTATAAAACTATAATCAGTACCATCCTGCTCCTCATGCTTGATGTACACTTCATTAAAAAGTGTACCAAAAGCAATAATGGTTTTTCTGATTATTTCATTGTAACTATAAGTTCCTAACATAACAATAGAGTTTATTAATTATTTAGTAATTACCAAACGGGTTCTTCTGTGAAAAGTCAAGAATACCATCTGCTTCATCTTCAATTACAATATTTTCAGCATAAGGATCATATTCCTCAAATGTATTGATTGAATATACTTTATGTGTTGCTGCTGCACCAACTATCAGTTCACCATTAGCAAAGTTTCCACCAACTATTGAAACTTTAAGTACTCTAGTATCCGCATCCCAATCTTTTACATATCCAGTAGTTCCAGTAGAAACACCTCTAACTGATTCATTAAACTCAAAATTACCAGTAGATATTCCAATAGGACTTGTAAGTGTAATTGTTGGGTTAACAGTATATCCAGCACCAGCATTGGTGTAACGAATTGCTGTTACAATTCCAGTAACTGTTAAGACTGCTTCTGCTGCTGCATTTACTCCGCCAGCAGGAGCAGTAGATATAGAAACAATAGGAGCAGATGAATATTGACTTCCGCCAGAAGTAATATTTACAATTCCCAAAGTTCTAGAAGCAAGAACAGCAGTAGCAATTCCACCAGAACCAGATTGACCTACAATTGTAACTGATGGTATTTGCGTATAACCAACACCAGGATTAACTACAAGAATTCTACTAATCGAATCTCCAGTTCTTCCTGTTTTACTAGTCATAATAGCAACTGCAGTAGCATCTGTTCCACCTACTGGTGCTTTTGTGATTTGAATAGTTGGTGTAGATAGATAACCAGTTCCATCGTTAATCAAATCAATATACTGAACTGATTTGTTTAAAGTGGAGGCAATAGAAACTGTAGCAGATGCTGTGGTTGCAGTATCACCAACCATAGTAATGGTTTGAATATAACCAAAATCTTGAACTGACTTGTCAACTTCGTCGATACCAGTATCAATAAGTTCATCTTCATATCTGAAGATTTCGCATCTCAGTTCATAAACATAAAGATTGTTTAACTGATAGAATGGAACTTTTCCTTCAACATATTTGATTTCAAAAAGACCATTATCAATTGGAAGATAAATTAAATCTCCCTCTTGTGGTCTAGTTGCAACTTTAATGTCTTGGTCATCCAATAAAAATGGAGATATAAAATCTTCGTATCTTTCCTTTGAAATGATAAGAGTTAGTTCATCACTTGTTTTCACACCAAATTTTGATAAAATATCTCCTTGTCCTCCAAATCCATTAAAATTCGAAATATATGCTTCAATTCTAAAACTATCATCAAATTTTGATACTAAAACTTCTTTAATAATTGTTTTTTCATTAATTAACTGTCTGGGCATATAAACAACATCTTGCCCATACATTTTTAGTTGTTCATTAATTAAATCCTGAACAAGTCTTTGTTCACTGGAAGAACCTCCCAGAAAGTAGGGATTTAGTGGTGCCATTATCCTATCATATCCATTGGAGGTAATTCGTATGTTGTCTTAAGTTCTGTTTCAAGTTCTTCAATTTCTCTAATCGCATCATTTAGTATTCTTTCACCATTCATTGTAATTCCACCAGGAAGTTGAACACCATTGAATTTAATTAAATTCTGTCCCCATTGTTTTTTAATAATTGCAGTCAAATATCTTTTCAACCACCAGTCATTATATACAGCGGAAAAGTCTGATGGGTCTACAATTCGAATGCAGTCAACAATAATATAACTATTTTCATTTACCATTGCCCAATCTATATCCAAATATAGTCTGTGTTGCTTTTTATTAAATCTCAATTGAACATCTGGAGTTATAATTCTACTAATATCTTCCAAATGTGTCTTTACCATTGCATAATTTAACAAATCAAGAGCACCATAATAATACAAATCATTCAAAAATATTTGATATTTGATATTAAACATACCAGATGATATAGTATTTGCATCTGATTTGAATACGTTATTTACTCCAATAATTGTATCTGGAAGTTGAATAAAATTAGTTGCCTCCTGATAAGTGACTGTTGCAATTCCAACGGCAGAATTTGCAGTTGAACTTGTAATGCCTGTCCTTACTATAGTTTTTTCATCGGGAAGAAGTTTGTGCTTTAAATATACTCTTGCCGCACCATCATAATGCCTGTCATTAAAATATTGAATAGCATCATCCACCAAATCGTCAATTTGGTCATCATCGACATTGACTTCCAAAACAGGATATCCAAGTTTTCGCAAACAATAATCAATTAATCCCTGACGACTTGATGGTTGAGACATTATTTAATTGAAGACTCTAATTATTTATCAGTATGTACCACCATCAATGTATGGATATGAATCCCATCGGTCTGTTGCTGAATTATAGACAAGTACCGAATTATTTGGTATTCCTGCTGGGGCATAGACATCATCTAAATTTGAAAGTTTTGTTGTTGGTACAGCAGAAATTACCCTATTTGCATTATCGGCACCAAGTCTTACTTTTATTAAATTGTCTGAATTAGTTCTTACTCTAATGTCTGACATGATTTTTTATGCAGTGGTAATTCCAGCAGTAACTAAAGCACTTCCTTCAACAACTCTTGATTTTGTTGTTCCACTATCTAATAATACATCATAACAATATCTTCCTGGTCTCAAAGATGATGTGATAGATGAACCCAAAGAAATTTTAACTCGTCCATCAGTTCTATTGGGGAAAGAAACTGTAAAAACAGCAGAAGTATTTAATGATGCTGGTGATTTTTTTAATTTTGCATATCCAGTATATCCAGTCAAATTTAGTGGGGTATTTGCTACCGATTCAAGAAAAAATGTCTGATTAAAATCAGCACCCCCTGGAATTGTTATATTAGATACATATATTGCCATTATGATAACTAGATAAAATCTTTCCTAATATATTTAGGATTTGTTTTCTAAGAGTTTTGCGAGTAATGATTTTATCTCAGTCAATTCAGTTTTTAAATTTTCAATCTCACCTTTTTCATCTAATGTAGAGTTTTTAGCCCTCAAATATTCTTGATATTCATAATCATTACAATTTACGATTGCATTTGATTTTTCGTCACGATACAATCCTTTGTGTCCTTCTACTGGTATCATATTGATGCAATTGCTCTTAGGTCTCTAATAAGTGGAACATATGATTGATTTGTTCCAGTCATAATAATTTTAATTTGGAATCCATTAAATGGGGTTATATTTTTACCAGTAAATTCATAATTACCAAAATCATTTAAAGTATTTGATGCTTGAACGAATCTATCAGATCTTCCATTATTTTTTGAAGAATTGATTACGTTTCCATTTTCATCAAGATTATCATATCCTGGGAAGAATTCATATAATTGTTGAGAATCTGGAGTATCATTTCTAAGCAATCTATACATAACTCTAATATCATTTGTTGAATGTCTATAAGCATCAAAGAGAACTTTTAAACTATCTGCTGATTTTTGTAATTTTACAAGTTTTGAAACATAAATTGCTGCGTTTGGATCCCCAATTAATTGATTGACTCTTGGTTCTAAAACAAAATCAGAAATAGGATTGTCAATTCTATTCATTGTTGTGATAATATTTACTCTATGTAAATCAATCATCGGAGATACTTTTCTATCACCTGTTGATAATAGAAGTTCCATAGTAAATGATCTATTTCCCGGTAAAGTAGTTAAATTTGAAAGTTCATTTAATTTGGAATAAATCGCAGAAGTTTCACTTAACTGATTAGTAGAATTTAAAGATATATCTTCAAATCCTCTATCTGCAAATGAAATTTCATTTCCATTTACACTTGTTCCAGTTGTTGTTCTAATTCTTGCATCAATTGATGTTGTTTCTGGTAATAATGTTTGTATATTTGGTCTAATACTATTGAATGTAATATTTTGTGTTGCTTTTGGTCCATTGAAAGATCCAACAGTTGGTGTTGATGAATATGTACCACCAGATTTGGATTGTTTGAAGAATAATTCTGCATACGAATTGGTATTTCCAGTGCTTCTATCTGCTCCAGAATTTGCTTGATCTATCTTTATATGATAAGAATCAAGTTCAATTGGATATTTTACCAAATCAACATCTGTAAATTTGTGAGTTTTGTTAATTCTTCTAAGTGAAACTCCATTAAACTCATATTTGAATACAGAAGCATTTGCTAAATGTAATGTTTCAACTGTATTATCAATTCCTCTTCCACCACTGATACCAGTTAAAGTATTTCCATTAGTTCCTGTATACTTAATAATTTCATTATCGATAATAATATAACCTGGATTATTTGGGCCAACAGCAACATTTTCAAATGTTGCTAAAGTACCGATTGAATTTAATGTAATATCACTAGTAGAAGTAGAAGAATAGTCAGCAGTTAGTTTTACAGGAGCAATATCAGATTCAACTCCACTCAAAGTAACTTGATTTATTGGTGAATACATTCCATGATTTTGATGATTAACTTTAAAATGCAAACCATCAGTAATATTATTAGTACTAATTACTGTTGCTCCTGCTATAGAAGAACCATTATTGGTGATTGTATATCCAGATGTTGTATTTACTTTTCCTTGAATATTATCAACAATAATAGAGTTGACTGCTGAAATAATTCCAACATTGTTTGGAATAGTTAAAATAAGATTTTTTCCAAGATTGCTTGTATCCGTAGAACTTACAGTTAATGTGTCTCCAGCAGCATATCCAGTTCCACCATCAGTGATAGTCGCAGTAAGTGCTATACCAGAAGAAACAGAAAGATTTACCTTTGCGTTTTTACCAAATCCTGTTAATGATATCAAATTTATATTTGAATATGTCGTTAGAGCACTTGTAAATCCAGAACCAACATTTGTTAATGTTAAGGTTGAACCAATTCCAACTGCACCAACCTTAGATACAAGATTTGAAATAAAATTAGTATTAGAGGTTTGACTAATTGTATTTCCAACGGATAATAAATTCTGATTTGCAACAGATAAACTATTTCCCAAACCAATTAATGCTGAATTTGAATACGCATTTAGTGGATTTTTTCTCAATGTTACAATTTGATTATTACCAATGGATAGATCTGGATTATAGAATCTAAATGATGCTGGTGAAGTTACAAAGTCTGCTCTATATAAGGTAAACTTCAAATCTTCTAAATCAGATGCAGTCCAAGTTGATCCATTTTGTGATTTGAATAATGCTCCAAGAGTTGGTTGTTTAGAAACAATAATTTTTTGAGAATCTGATTTGTTTATAGTTGATATATCTGTTTCTCCCATTCTTGAAATCCATACATTATATGAATCAGAAGAAGAGATTAATACAATAGAATATCCAGAACCAACTTTTTCCAAATAAACTGGAGACGGGAAAGTAAATGTAGTTGCAACAGTACCATCTTCGGATGTTTTAACATCTTTTGGATCTAATGTTACTTCTGAAAATGGTAAAAATGTTTGTGTTGGAAGACCAGATTGCATCGTTCTGATTTGAAGTGTTACTGGAATTCCCTTAGTATCTTTTGTTTTAAAGAAAATATCACATTTTGTAATATAAACTCCATTATTATCAGCAACTTCAAATGATTGTGCTAAAGGATCAACCCATCTAGTCGATTCTGATGTTGAAGTATCAGAAGTATTTGAAGTAGATGTTGATGTATTAGAACTAACAAGTGTTTGTGAATCTGTGCGTGGAATTCTCTCAACGTTTGCATTTCTAATTCTAAGTGTGGAATTTTCAACATTATCCAAAGTTCCAGCAGAAGTAAAATTAACTTCTGCTGTAGTTTCATCTGAAGTAACTACTGTAGTATTTGTTGAACTTGAGGTTAAAACAAAAGTTTTTGTTCCAGTTCTAAACGATGGAGTTGATGGAATTGTTGGATCTGGAATAAACAAAGAACCAATAAAAACTCCAGATTCATCTGCAACTAATCTTGTATCCGAGATT